CACCAGCAGGCGCAAGCTACGGTTCTTAAAAGAGTTGAATACATTCACTATAAAGGAAAAATAAAATGATAGACTTAGAAAACATGCCTGCTCCAACAGCAGAGCAAATTGCAGAAGCAAGAGAAAATGCATTTAATGCAACACATCCAGCATCATGGACATGGGATGAAGAACTAGTATCATATGTTGCACCCGTAGCTATTCCAACTGATGGTTATCCATACTTGTGGGATGAAGCTACAACTAATTGGGTACCATTTCCAGATTATCCTAGAGGTTAATTTTTAACACATAAATATACCTCATAAGTTAAGAATATAAAAAATGGCTGCACCTTCAACAAGAACAGAATTTAAAGACTATTGTCTGCGTAGACTAGGGTTTCCCGTTATTCAAATTAACGTGGATGATGACCAAGTTGACGACCGTATTGATGATGCTTTACAGTTTTTCCACGACTATCATTTTGATGGTGTTGAAAAGATTTACATGAAGCACAGAATTACACAAGATGATATTGACCGTAAATTCATTTACTGTCCTGATCCAGTTATTTTTGTAACTAAAATATTTCCGTTTGATGATTCCAATTCATCAATCAATATGTTTGACCTTCGTTATCAATTGCGTCTACATGATTTGTATGACTTCACATCGGTATCTTATGTGTCATATGAAATCACTATGCAACACATCACAACACTAAACATGTTGTTCTCTGGTTACCCACAACACCGATTCAATCGTCATCAAAACAAAATCTTTTTAGACATTGATTGGTCACGTGATGCGACTTTAGGTGAATATGTGGTTATTGAATGTTATCGTAAGTTAGCGCCAGATACAGTGATACTAACAGGCACAGTTACGGCAACAAACACATCAAACGTAATGACTGGAACAGGTACAACATTCGACCAACAAATTCTTGAGGGTGATATCATTACAGTTGGTGGACAAGATGTACAAGTTAATCGCATCATTTCACCAACACAAGCATACCTAACCACAAACTTAACGACAAGTGTGACTGCTGCGACAGCCACAAAGACTGGTGTGTCTGATGTTTGGGATGATAGATTTTTAAAACAGTATGCCACGGCGTTGATTAAATACCAGTGGGGTACTAACTTGTCAAAATTTGCTGGTGTACAGATGCCAGGTGGAGTCACGTTAGATGGTCCTCGAATTATGGCTGAAGCACAAGTAGAAATCGATAAGATTGAAACTGAGATGCAAGCTTATAACGTTCTACCTCCAGAAATTTTGACTGGTTAATGAATGCCTACAAATTTTTACTTTCAACCATTTCCAACAGGAATTACCCAAGAACAACTACTTGTTGAAGACTTGGTGATTGAGGCCATGCAACAGTATGGTATGGACGTGTTTTACCTACCACGTTCTAGTGCAGACCCTAATGGTCCTGACACATTGTATGGTGAAGATACACTCAAACAATATAGAGTTGCATTTCCAATTGAAGTATATTTGGAGAATGTTACTGGTATGGATGGTGAACAAGATTTCATCTCTAAATTTGGACTTGAGATTCGAGATGAATTAACATTACTAATTTCTCGCCGCAGATTTAAGTATGCCTCAGGTGCCACAAACTATAGTATACCTAGACTTGGTGACTTAGTTATTAACTCTGGACCAAAACGACCAATGGAAGGTGATTTAATTTACATTCCATTGATGCAAAACTTTTTTGAAGTAACTTTTGTTGAACATGAAAATGACCAAGCAATGTTTTATACATTAGGTCGTGGACGTGGTGGTAATGTTTATGTTTATGCACTGAAACTTAAACAATTTGTATTATCTGATGAGTTGATTCAAACTGGTCACACAGAGATAGATGAACAAGCATTTGATTCATACAAGAGAACACGTTTGGATGTACCTATCAATGGCACAGGCAAATTTACAGTTGGTGAATTTGTTTATCAAGGCAATTCTTTGGCAACTGCCAATGCGGTGGCCACGGTGCATACAACAGTTCCTGGTAGACACTTAGATGTGGTTAATGTCAAGGGTCAGTTTACAGTTGGTGTAACTATTGTTGGTGCAACAAGTGGTGCAACATGGGCATTAGAAACTGCAGCTGACGATATGCCAACCGACAGTGTATTTGAAGATGTTGCCGATAATAATATTATTCAAGATGAAGCTGGCGACATACTCGACTTCACTGAACACAACCCATTTGGTGAACCTTAATGTTAGGTAATGCACATTTCTATAACAGAACCATACGAAAAGTTGTCGTTGGTTTTGGCACACTATTTAACGACATTCAGTTGATTCGTTACACCAGAGATATGGCAACAGAGGTCGAAAGATTTAAAGTGCCTCTGTCTTATGGTGCCAAAGAAAAATACTTAACTCGTTTGGCTTCCGATCCAGACCTAACAAAATCTATTGCAATAACTGTACCTAGAATCTCATTTGATATGGTAGGTATGTCATATGATTCTAGTCGCAAAGGTGTTACAACCAACCGAAACTTCTCTCTTGGTACAAATAACAGTTCATTGAAGTCACAATACGGACCAATACCATATAACTTTGATTTTAACTTATCAGTATATGTTCGTAATACAGAAGATGGTGCTCAGATTATGGAACAAATACTTCCATTCTTTACACCAGATTTTACTGTAACGATGGATTTTATTCCTGGTATGGATCAAAAGTATGACATGCCAATCATATTAAATTCTGTTTCTACGACTACAGACTATGAAGGTGACATGATGAGTACCCGTTTGATTCTATGGGACTTGACATTCACTGCCAAAGCATTCATCTGGCCACCAGTTAAAACAAGTGAGATGATTACTACATCTACTGCAAACACATATTTGAATTTTGCCAACTCTGCAAATGGTGACATTATAACATCAAATACATTTACACAGAATTCAATTATATCTTCCGTACAAACTAGACCAAGTCCTAACACTGCTGGTCCAGATGATGAATTTGGATTTGCAGAAACTATTACGTACTTTTAATTATGAAAAAATTAGATGAAAATTTATCTCAACTGTTGGAGATAGAACCATTGGAATCTGCTGGTCAGTTAGTACACACTGACTTAACACCAGATATTGCCGATGATGCTGAGTTTGCTCGGCAAAATATACGTGAGATGATTACCAAAGGTAATTCTGCAATGGACACTTTGATACACGTTGCTAAAGACACTCATCACCCAAGAGCATTCGAGGTTGTGGCCACAATGCTTAAGAATATGTCTGACCTAAATAAAGACCTAATGGAAATTCAAAAACGCAAAAAAGATTTAGCACCAAAATCCATGAGTGATAAATCAATGAATATAGATAAGGCTGTGTTTGTTGGTTCAACCACAGAATTGGTAAAGTTTTTAAAGTCAAATAAAGAGAAATAATATGGAACAATTAATTCAACAATTGAAAGTTATACTAGGCACAAATTTTGCCTTGTATTTTAAGGCACACGGATTCCACTGGAATGTAGAAGGTGTAAACTTCCAACAGTACCACGATTTCTTTGCTGAGTTATATACATCAATATTTAATAATACTGATTTAATTGCCGAAAAGATTCGTATGTTGGATGCATATGCACCAGGTTCGTTATTGAGAATGTTGGAATTGGCAGACGTAGAAGAATCAGCAATCATTCCTTCTCCAATTTCTATGATGGCAGAATTGAAAAGAGATAATGATAGAATGATGGTTCATCTCCGTGCAGGTATTGTTGCTGCTGATCAAGCAGGAGAACCAGCTATTGGTAATTTCTTGCAAGACTTGTTAGACCAACACCAAAAACATGCATGGATGTTAAGAAGTTTTATTAAATAATGGGTGTTGTAAATGATTGATGCTGGTGGGTATCTAGGAAATGCCAACCTCAAACGTATTGGTGTAGAGTTATCTTACACCGAAGAACAAGTTGCCGAGATTATAAAATGTACTGAAGATCCAGTTTACTTCATTAAGACATACGTTAAGATTGTTAACGTTGACCGTGGTCTTGTGCCATTCGAAATGTGGCCATTCCAAGAGGACATGGTACGAACATTCCATGAAAATCGATTCTGTATTGCAAAGATGCCTCGTCAGGTTGGTAAAACAACTACGACTGTGGGTTTCATGTTGTGGTCTATTTTATTCCAAGACGATTACAGTATTGCCATTCTGGCCAACAAAGGTTCACTTGCACGTGAAATTTTAGGTCGTGTACAGTATGCATATGAATACTTACCACTCTGGTTGCAACAAGGTATCATTACTTGGAACAAAGGTAATATTGAATTAGAAAACAAATCAAAGATTGCGGCCTTTGCAACATCGGCATCTGGTGTTCGAGGTGGTTCATATAACTTGATTTTCTTGGACGAATTTGCGTTCGTTCCAAAAAATATGGCTGACGAATTCTTTACGTCAACCTATCCGGTTATCTCATCTGGTAAGACTACCAAAGTTATTATTGTTTCTACCCCATATGGACTAAACCACTTCTATAAGATGTGGGTTGATGCAACAGAGAAACGTTCGACCTATAAACCATTGGAGGTTCATTGGTCACAAGTGCCAGGACGTGATGCCGCATGGAAAGAAGAGACCATACGTAACACATCAGAAGAACAGTTCCGACAAGAGTTTGAGACAGAATTTATTGGTTCATCGGCAACATTAATCTCTGGTTCTAAATTGAGGTCATTGGCATTCTTTGACCCATTGAAACAAGAAGATTGTTTAGATATCTACCAAGACCCAATTCCAGGACACCTATACATCGGTTGTGTGGATTGTTCTGAAGGTGTTGCACAAGATTACTCAACGATTAATATACTTGATGTATCTCAAGTTCCATACCGACAAGTTGCAAAGTACCGAAACAATAAACTACCATTGTTATTTTTACCTACAGTTGTTTATGCATTATGTAAAAGATACAATACAGCATTTGCGTTGATTGAGACTAATAACATTGGCCAACAGGTTGTGGACATTCTTCACTATGATCTGGAATATGAGAACATATATAAGCTAGAACACCATCATATTAAAGGACAATCAATTTCAGGTGGTTTCAAGCGTTCTACATCATTCGGTATCAAGACCACAAAATCAGTCAAAAAGATTGGTTGTGCCAACTTGAAGACCTTGATTGAAAATGACAAGTTAATTATCAATGACTTTGACACAATTGCCGAACTTAATACGTTTGTGCGAGTTCGAGACAGTTATGAGGCAGAAGAAGGTAACAACGATGACTTAGTTATGGGTCTGGTGTTATTCTCTTGGTTAACTGCACAGAGTTATTTCAAAGAAGATACCAATATCGACATCCGTAAGATGATGTTAGAGGAACAAAATATGTTAGGTGACGAAGATTTGGCACCAGTAGGTATTATTGACGATGGCAGACCAGAGCCAGTAATTGATTCTGGTGGTACAGTATGGCAAGATGATGTTAGAAGCCGAGGTTATATATCCTCAAATTTTTAAAAACATAAATACAACATACATTAAAAAAATAATTCAGCCCTTAAAAGGAGATTAAACCATGGCTTTTCAATTATCACCAGGCGTGAATGTTTCAGAAGTTGACCTTACAACTGTTGTGCCTTCCACAGCAACAACTATTGGTGGTTTTGCCGGAAATTTTAACTGGGGACCAGTGAATGAGATTATCACAATTAGTAATGAAGTCCAATTAGTAGAAAAATTCGGTAAACCAGATAGCAACACCGCAACATCATTCTTCACAGCAGCAAACTTTTTACAATATGGTTCAGATTTGAGAGTTATTCGCTCAGTAGGTTCTACAGCAAATAATGCAACAAACGCTGGAACACCTGTAAGAGTACTCAACAAGACAAATTAGGAACAAAACTTTGCAGCAGGAAGTAATTCAATTCAGTGGGCGGCAAAGTATCCAGGTTCACTAGGTAATGCACTACGTGTTTCGATGGCTGACGCCAACGTATCAACAGGTTGGACATACTCAGGTGAATTTAGTACAACACCTACTACTTCCACATATGCATCCAGAGCAGCAGCTTCAAATGATGAAATTCATATTGTTGTTGTTGATATGACAGGTGCTATCACAGGTACAGCAAACACAGTTGTTGAAAAATTTGGTTTCGTTTCTAAAGCAGGAGATGCTAAGAATACAGACGGTTCTTCAAACTACTACAAAGACGTTATTAACAGCAAATCTAGGTACATTTGGTGGATGGGTCACCCAGACACTGGTGCAAACTGGGGTCAAACTGCTATTCAAGTAGCAACAACTGGTGCTTATAATGGTTTGGCAGTTAACAACTTTGACTTGTCTGCAGGTAAAGATACTGCACCAACTGCAGGTAACAGAAACACATCTTACGATTTGTTTAACAATGTTGATTCTGTTGATGTTTCTCTATTAATGGCCGGTGAAACTACAGACGATGTGGTGCCTGACCGACTAATTTCTATTGCCGAGTCACGTAAAGATTGTATGGTGTTTATTTCTCCACCATTAACTTCTGTGTTGAACAACTCAGGTTTAGAAGCATCAACTGTTAAAACTTATCGTGATACCATTACATCTTCTTCATACGCAGTTATGGATTGTGGATGGAAATATCAATACGACAAATACAATGACATTTATCGTTGGTTGCCATTGAACGGTGATATTGCCGGTCTATTGGTTAGAACTGACGTTGACCGTGACCCATGGTTCTCACCAGCTGGTTTGAACAGAGGTCAAGTTAAGAACGTTGTTAAATTGGCATGGAATCCAACTAAGTCTGAAAGAGACACATTGTACAACTCAGGTATTAATCCTGTTGTAACCTTCCCAGGTGAAGGTACTGTATTGTTCGGTGATAAGACTCTATTGAACAGACCAGAAGCAATGGACAGAATTAACGTTCGTAGATTGTTTATTGTACTAGAGAAAACAGTTGCTCGTGCATCTCGTTCTTCATTGTTTGAATTTAACGATGAATTCACACGTGCTCAGTTTGTTAACTTGGTTGAACCGTATTTGCGTGAAATCCAAGGCCGCCGTGGTATCTATGACTTCCGTGTTGTTTGTGATACTACAAATAACACACCAGAGGTCATAGACCGCAATGAGTTTGTTGGTGACATTTATGTTAAACCAGCCCGTTCCATCAACTTCATCCAACTAAACTTTGTTGCAGTCCGTACTGGTGTTGCATTCAATGAAATCGTTGGACGATTCTAATAAATAGAGAGATAGGAGAAAATTAAATGGCATTTAATATTAACGAATTCCGCTCTCAAATGCAGGGTGATGGTGCGAGACCAAACCTCTTTGAGGTAACCATGCCTTTTCCGGCATTTGCTTTACCTGGTAATGCACAAACGAAATTATCATTCATGTGTAAGACCGCACAACTTCCAGGTTCTACTGTTGGTACTGTGCCTGTTCAATACTTCGGCCGTGAGTTGAAGTTTGTGGGCAACAGAACCTTCACTGATTGGACACTCTCAATCATCAATGATGAAGACTTTGTTGTGCGTAATGCATTTGAAAGATGGATGAATGGCCTGAACAGCCATAGTTTAAACGTTCGCAACCCATTGGCACAAACTCCAGGCAGTTATACTGTTGACGGAGAAGTTAAACAATTCGCCAAGAACGGTGACACGTTGAAGAAATATAAGTTTGTTGGTTTATTCCCAACAGACGTTTCTCCAATTGATGTTGACTGGGGTTCTAACGACTCGATTGAAGAATTCACGGTGACTCTATCATATCAATGGTGGGAATCCGTAGAAGATAACGTGGTTTGACGAAAGAGGGGCCTAGGCTCTTCTTTCTTAATATAGGA